CTGTAGTTGCTGATGTAGCAGCATTAGTTGCTTGTGTGGATGCTGTAGATGCTGAAGTACTTGCTTCAGATGCTTTAGTTGTAGCTGTAGATGCTGAAGTAGAAGCCCCTGTAGCTGAACTAGCAGCAGCATTCTTAGAGGATAGAGCCGAAGAAGCATCTGCTGTTGTAGTTACAACGTCTGCATTGGTTGCTACTCTATCTGCTGCTGTAGCTGCTGCATCTGATGAAGTTAATGTACTTGCATCTGCACCTGCTGCACCTGTGGCTCCTGTATTACCTGTTAATCCTGTATTACCTGTATTGCCTTGAATACCCTGAAGACCTTGTGGGGCTGCATCAGTCCAACCTGAGTCATAAATTTTCATTCGATTCAGAGTGGTATCAAAGTACATTGCACCTGTAGTAAGCGCATCCCCGTCATTATCTAATGAGGGAGCTGTTGCTTTAGCACCTAGATATTTATCATCAAATGAATCTACTGCAGCTAGTGCTGCTGATGCGCTAGTCGCTGCATTAGACGCTTGAGTCGTAGCCGTAGTTGCTGAAGTAGAGGCAGCTGTGGCTGAGTTACTTGCATTAGTTGCGCTTGTTGTAGCAGCATTCTTACTTGAAAGGGCGTTAGCTGCTGATGATGCTGATCCTGTTGCTGATGTTGCTGCATTTGTTTCACTTGTTCCTGCATTAGTTTCTGATGATGTTGCTGCTGCCTCACTTAATAATGCATCAGCTGCACTTACTGCTGCCTCTGTAGCACTAGCACCTGCACTTATAGAACTTGCTGACGCACTAGATGCTGAAGCAGCTACACCAGCAGAAGATGCTGCGGCATTAGTTTCTGAAGTGGAAGCTGCCGAGGCACTGTTTGATGCTTCTGTTGCTGATGCTGCTGCATCTACAGCCTGTTGTGTTACTTCTGTTATAGTTGCATCAGTGGTAGAGTCGCCTGTACCACCTGTGCCTCGATAGATTCCCATTCTTTATCTCCTTGTGGATTAACGTAAACTATTCTTTTCTTTTTCGATTAACCGTTCAAGCTCTTTAATACGTTTATTCATAGCAGCATTGGGGCCAACACCATTGATGTTACGGGCTTTACCTGTATTAGTTTTAATACTCCCTTCACTTTTAATATCTATTACTTTACCTGAACCAGCAGCTACCGTTTTAGACTTACCATTAAGACCTGTAGTAGTTACAGTGTTACCTACCTTCTTCTTAGGTACTACTGTACGACCAGCACTAGGATGTCCACCTGTCTTCAGAGGACGGGCAATACCTTTAGAGATGATTCGCTTACCTTTAGTTGCATTGGGGTTTGGTTTAGTACGAACGATACCACCATTACCTGTTTTAATTACTGAACCTCTTACAGTTTGACCTGCTTTATTTGTAGTCGATTTAGTTCTAACAGCATTACCTTTAGGGTCAGCCGATAGATTATTTAATTTGTATTGAAGTCGTCCTATAGTTTGACGAGACTTCCCAGCTGCTTCTGCTGCTTTGATCTTTGCTTTTAATTCTTTCTTCTGTTTAAATGTTGACATAATCTTTCCTTAAGTAATAGAAAAGGGAACTCCCTAGAAGTCTAAGCAGTTCCCTCATGAAGGCTAAAAATCTAGCCTATGCATCTACGCAGGAAGCGCAATGGCGACAGCAGAAGTATCACGTAGTACACCAGTACCGTAGATAGTATCGCTGGTGAACAAGTCAGCTAAGAACTCTTGCTTGTACTGAGTCTGTGAACGAACAGCCATCTGCTCTGCAAACACAAACGCATCCTTATGCATCAACATGCCAACCTTGGCACCGCCATCAACTGGACAGTTGTTGCTGATGTAAATGTCTACACCGTACAAGTTACCAATCTTACCGTTAACAACAGTTTGACCACCAACAAAATCAGAAGAGGTATAACGATCAATACCCATGATAGAGTTACGAGCAGAAGGAGGAAGGATCAAAGAACGACCATCCATAGGTACATCTGCATCATCTAACTTCTGAATCAAGTTACGGAAACCAGCATCAGTAAAGGCTAACTGACCACTACCAGCATAGTCAGAAAGAACACCAGTAGCACTCATCTTCTGAGCTTTAGCCCAAGTGGAACCATTACCACCGTTAGCAGACTTACCTAACAAGAAGATATCGTCTTCAACTTTCTTAGCCAAAGAATAACCAGCATCACCAGTATAGAACTTACGCATAGAAGCTTGAGCTTGAATGTCAGTAATATCTTCGATCATACGTGAGTATTCAAAGTGCTTGTCAATCAGAATAGACAACTGAGTTGCTGTATCGTTCTGGATTGTTACTGCTGCGCCAGACACTTTGGCAGTAGCAGAGCCACGGTTAGGCTTAGGGATGAAAATGGTATCACCCTTCTTACCTGACATAGGCATTTTGTTCACTAAGTTTGCAACAACCAATTCCTTCTTATAAGCAGCGATGATTTCATCACTCCAAATCTCAGGGATAAAGTTAGCAGAAGTAGTGTTGTTTGTTACGCCACCTTGGGCGGGATATACTGAAGTAGCCATTATAATAATTTCCTAATAAGAATAGATTAACGAACTCTACCTTCTGCATACGCTTTCATTATAACGTCATTGTTAGCAAGGTAGCGATCGGGTTCGTACTGCATCATGTGTAATAGTTCTGATCGCTTTAGGAACTTCTTAGTAGTCTCACCAGATCCTCGTGCTGAACCATTGCTTCCACTCTTAAGAGAACGCTTACGATCTCCTTCGGTAGCAGCCTTAGCACCTGCAATTAGTTCTTGTTGTTCTTTCCAAGTTGTAAACAAATCGTCAGCAGCGTCAAAGTCATACTCTGCATCTGCCTTTTGTAACTTCTTAGTTCGAGCCTGAGACTTACCAACCCACTCTTGGAACGCTTCGTCATTCACTATATCCATCGCATCTGGATGGGTTGCAAAGATCTTGTCTCGTATTTCCAATTTAGCTAACTTCTCAGTAGCTTCTTTAGCTGCTTTCAAAGCTGGATGGTTTTCTAATTTCTTATCAAGGGTTGCGTTAGGATTCTCTAAGAAATCCAGATCACTTACCTCTTCCTGTACCGATTCTTTAGCGGCTGATTTATTTACTATAAATTCATCTACCAGCTTTCTCAACTCACCTACTTCATTGCCCTGTCTACCTGCCATCTTTTCGGCTTCTTGGTGCATTCGGACTAATTCAGCAGCAGACTTGCCCCGATACTTATCAGGTACCTCTTCCTCTTGATCAGTTTGCTCTTCTTCTGGAGAGGCTGCTTCAAGTGATTCCGTTAAGGATTGATATTCTTCATCGTCTGCTAGTTGAGGTTCTTGGTTGCCATCTAAAAATTGTGCCATGTTTGCTCCGTACTACCTAGTATTATGGAATTTATATAAATGAGGTTACTTCAGAAAAGAAGTCTCAAGATTTACTACGTTCTGTCTGCAGCTGTTTTTGGCGTTGCTTAGACCATTTGATTGTAGCCCCTGCAAAGTCTCCTGAGAGGGGATCTAACTTACTCATGGGTGCAGCTAGTTGTCGCTGAGACAGTTTGTTACATAAAGAGCATACACTTTCCCGACTATCGGAGCGTACATACTTCTCTTCAATGTAACTACATTCACTACATTTGAAATCATAAACGCGAATCATTTACGAAATCCTCATAGGAGTTCTTGATACCATCTTCAAAGCGTAAGAGCTTTCCAATGATGTCAAGTTGTCCTTGACGGTAGTGTAATTCTTTTTCAGTCTTACAAGTGACTAGATCACGGAGAGATTCCTCTGATTCCGTGAAGTCTTCTAGTAAGCTCTTCCATCCCTCTGTTAGAAAAATATCAATTAAAGAATTGTAGTATTGTTCTAACTCAGGATCTGTATCTGTTTGCATGCGTTTCTCCTCATTAGGACGCAGTTGAGAATGATTCTCATTTTTATTTAGTGTGTGGAGTCTATCACATATACCATTTAAAGTCAAGTACTATTTATCATTCATTTGTTTATTAACGATTGCTTCCTTACTTTCAATCTCTCGCTCCTTCAAAACAAGCTCTACAATCTTAGCTCTCTTAGCAAACTCTTTCTCGTCAGTATCACCATCAGAGATGTTTGTAGTCAGAACTTTCAATCGATCAGTCTCTGCTTCCATAGGAAGTAACTGAGTCTCAGTATTATATTTATTAGTACGAGCCTGTGACTCCATAGCCTGTCCTTGTAGGACTCCTATGTAAGCTTCCTTCTGCTGTATATCAACCTGAGCAGCTTGCTGTGCCATAGGATCTGGTTTAGCAGCTTCTGATAACTTAGCAATGAGAGCTTCACGGTTAGCAAGGTTCATATTATCTACAACAGATTTAACAAGTTCAGAATACATAGGAGTATCAGGAGACATTGTTTGTAGTAGTTGTACTAATTGTGTTACTTCATACTCACGAGCAATAATGCCTAGAGAACTAGAAGCTACAAACTTATAATCTTTTGCTGGATACAGTTCAGGTTCAAATTGCATATACCTACAAGCTGCTTTCTCCACAAAAGGTATTAAGAAACTTTCTTGGAAGTTAATAAGAGTACGTTTGTGACG